ATTTTTCGGCTGAATCATGCAGTAACGAAACTCTACCATCTTCAAAACTACGCAACATAAATTCATTGCCATCAGATTTTAAAAATCCTATTTCATTACTAAGAAACAATAAACGACCTGTACCTGCATCTTTAATAAAAGAATCAGAACCATCATGGTAGATTTCTAAATCATTACCTGTACCAAACTTAGCTTTGTCGTTATCAGCAAAAAGAATATCACTACCATTAGATGCTAAGTCTCCACCTAGTTGTGGTGAAGTATCAGTAACGAGATCTAAAGCAGAATCAGTAAAGTTAATGGTATTGGCTGATGTATCAATAGTGGCAAATTGTATACTATCAGAACCATCATAAAAATATAAAGTCCATGTAGTACCAGCACTGTCATCAACCCAAAATTGTCCTGCAACTAAATTAGGTGCAGAACTGCCTTTGTTCGTGCTTCTGATTGCGTCAAATATTGATTGTAATTTATTTCTGCCAATAGGGAATGTTACATTATCTAAAGTATAACTATTGCCACCTGACGTGTTTCCATCTTGAGCCATATCTAAATATTATCCTTGTCTTTGCCTTGTTGCATTAATTTGTTTGTTAATAAAAATTTAAAAGAATTCTCGTTTGCTTTGACCATTTCATTTCTAAAACTTTCAATAGCTGATCCTGTTTGTCTCGTTTGTTGTGAGTTATCAATCATCAATAATGGTAGATAAGAAATAGCACAACCATATTCATCTTGTTCTTCACCTGTTTGTGGGTTTTTACCTCTAATCTGTATGAACCAAGCACATTCAAATTTTCTGCACGGTTTAAAGTTATCTAGAGGACAATTATCTTTTACTTCTAATTTCATTAATCTTTAGACGCTAGAATTACATCAACATATTGCACATCTAAATTAAATGAGCTACTGAAACTGTGTGTGTGTGAACTCCCAGCTAATGATCCTACGTTATGCGTATGACCTTGACCGCCACCTTGAGACGCTAATCTAGCATCAAAACTACCAACATTTTGATCACCACCGACATAACCTTGTGTTCCACCAGCACCGCCATCATCTGTAAAACCAACTGTACTGTGTGTACCTCTAGGGTGATCGTGGGCTGGCATTTCAGCAATAGTAAGTGTATGTGAACCTACACTACCAGTAATAGTTACCGCTGTACCGCCAGTAGTACCACTGACTGTTTTGCTAGTATTTAAAGAATTGGTAAATGAATTTGATCCACCTGTAGATGCTGAACCACTTACTACTCTAAGGGCTTTGTTATTCTGCGTTGTAATTTTAGTAAATCCTGTAGGTGCTGATGTTTGTTGAAACAACATAACAGTCCCTGCTGGAATAACCCCTGAACCAGTTACAGTTAAATCGTGAACACTTAAAGAAAAACGGTCATTAGTTTGATCAAATGTAGCAAAATTAATCCAAGCGTCATTATCCGCATTTCTAATTTTTAAAATATTATTTGAAGAATCATACCACCATTGATAAGCATACTTCGTTGCTGGTTCAGAACTGCCACTGTTTTTCCCTACAATAGCAGTCAGACTGTTATTGTGATCGTTCCTGTATGATGGGAAAGTCTGATTTGAGATAATATAATCGTGTTGTGCCATAATGTGTTAATATCCTTTTGCTATAAAATCAAATGTCTTGTTAATTATTGTGCTACTACTGTTCTTAAAAACAATATCAAATCCACTTGATGCTTTATTACTTATTGCATAAAAATCACCTGACGTCATATTCTGTGCAGATATTCCTATTGCATATGTAGCAGATTTGAATGGGTTTGTAAATGTAATAGATTTTGTGCCAGTGCCACTTGCAATGTCATCACCACTTATAACTCTATCTTCCATATCAAGTATCACTTCACAACCTGAAACAACAGGAATTGAACTAGCATCTCTTGAAGATAAAATTAATCTAAATTTATAATATCGTGCAGTGTAATCACCAATCACAAAGTTTTTAAAAGCAGTGTAGGTTGAGTTGTCATCTGAAACGGCGATTTGTAAAACTGCTTTACCCCCCTGTGGATCAGCACCGTCAAACAAAATATTAGTGGTAACATCATCAAAATTAGTAAAGCCTCTCCCTGCGTCAAATAAATCAGTAGGATTAGCAGCAAACTGTTCTAACACCGCTGTAACTCTACTAGTAAAAATTGCACCAAGATCAATAACAGAACTAAATTCATAAATACCATTTGACGATACATCATCTAGTTTTAAAGTACTATTCACAACACTACAGTTGGTTTTTGTTCCTGAAAATGCAGTATCTTCTGTTTGCGTAGCAACAGCGTTAAAATTTCCAATCTGTGCAATGCTTGTTGTAATGGAACTAGCATTAACACTAGCATTACCTAATTTATCAAATGCCTTAATAAGATAAGTACCCTTTAAAGCAGGAACAGAAATTGATGTTGCAGGTCTAGAAACTTTTTCTACTAACGATACTGAATTTTGCCAAGTTGCACCTGATAAAGCTGTCGAGTACCGTATTTGATAAAATGCAAGATCAAGGTCAGGTATCTGTTCCCAACCTAAGTGTGCCTCTTTACCTATAATATTCACCGCAAAGTCATCTACATCTGATGGATCAGCAACTTGACCAACTACTGTATAACCTGATTGCGTTACATAAGTTGAAGATACCCCTAAGCTATTAATAGCCTTTACTCTGACATCATAGGCTTCTTGGTCAATAACATTCAATACTCTTTGATTTACCTCTGTACCTTTTGCATGAATTTTAAAGTTTGCTTCTGATGATTTCTTGTATTCAACTTGATATTCAAAAACAAAGTTATCAGTTGATGGCGTAACCACAATATTTAATGCAACAATAACTGTACCATCATTATATGCAATTAGTTCGTCAGATAATGTTAAACCAGCAGGTGGTAAAATACTAAATGGATCAGGCAAATTAGTGTCAGGCACAACAGCAACTTGCGTCTTTTCATCAAAGACATACCATGCGTCTTGATGTTCTGCTAAAGTTAAAATTACAGTATAATCAAAGTTAATTGATAATCCAATAACTCTAAATGCTTTAGCAGTCATGCCTAATATTTCATCAGTTAGATCTACAATATCACCTACCGCTAAATTCATAGCCTCATAGTTTGTAGTACATTCAACCGTTAATTGATTTCTACTTCTATTTAAAACCACCTTGCCAAACTGTAATGCTTGATAAGGACTAGTAATCATATTTAAATCAAGACTTAATTCTTGTAAAAAACCACCATCAGCAGTTTTTAGTGTTTGATGATCTGAGTCTGCTTCAGGAAATATTACAGTATCTTTTTCATAGTTTTTTTCAGGCGATATATAGTCAATATTTATTCTATTATATTTAGTGTTTTTCTTTTCACTCATTAACTTAACACCACCAATGATGTTATCCTTACTTAACGCTAAAATAGATGACCCAGTAGTTTCTATAACTAATCTATATAACCCCTCTGAGTATGGTAAAAATCCTCGCATACCTCGTAAGATAAATTTTACATTATCTAATATTTTATTATTAGTATCTAAAACCACATTTAAACTGAATTGTGGAATATTACTTCCACCACTAAAAGGTGTAACTTCTTGATCGGCTACTGTTGAAGCAGTATAAAAACTTGCAATATCAATATCACCCAAGCTAATACCCTTACCGTAAGTTGCATTGGTTAAATAATCTAATAAACAGAATACAGGATTATTAGAAAATGTATTTTCTGTAATAGTTAAGTTAGCATTTATAACAGGAACTTTTTTCCCCTCAACCTCTGCTTGTATTTTAGGTACGTTAGAAAATTTATCTTGATCCCATTCTAAACGTATCGCAAGATAACAAACGCCTTTTAATTTTCTATTGGCACTACTATTCCAGCTACTATCTTCATTTAATAAACTTGATTGAACTTGATCGTCCTTGCCATAAAAAGGTTGAACTTTAATATTTGTTCCAAACCTTGTGTCATCAGAAGTTATAGTTACACCATGCTGAAAACTACCAGTAAACGTAACATCACTATCATCAATTTTTATCTTAGTAATATCGTTGATTTCACCCTCACATAATACTAAACAAACATATAAATATTGGTTTGTGCTTCCCTCAACTTCTATAAAAGTTCTAGTACCGCCAAGCAACCTTTTACCATAAACTATAGGCACAGATGCATTATTAGATTGTTTATTAACTAATATGCCTTTTTCAAATTCGTTTTGCTCAAGGTTAGGTATATCAGGCATTGGAACAATCCAACTAATAATATCAGTAACTATATTACCTATGCTTTTAAATATTTTACTAAATATACCCATTACACTCTACCCCATTTAAGATCTCTTATCGTTTGCGAACTAAATTCAAAACTATCCTTATCGCTTTCAAAAAATCTACCATGACTGCCCTCATTGGTTTTGCGTCCAGTAACTCTACTGAAATCTCCAAAGTGCGAAGTACAATTTATATCAATTACTGCACTATCTGTATTTATTGTAAAATTATCTACAAAACCTTTAGCGTAATTAAACACGTCAATCAATTGTTCATTATCATCAATAAAACCTATATCTATTGCTACTTCATCATTAGATACATTGTTGTTTAATAATAAAGCAGTGAATGTGCTTTCTACTGCTGATAATTTAATATTAAAACTATTTACATTTAAAGTAGAACTTTCTGTCTTTGCAGATATGCCTAGCAAATGTGAACTTGCTGTAAATGTTAAACCATCGTCCCAATTACCAGTTCTAGCGTCCCACAAACCTAATGCATCGTCCCATATTTCAGAAACTAAAACATCTTTATAATGGTTAGTGAACCTTTGTGTTGTTGGAAACTTAATTTGTACTAACGCTATTGGCTTAATATTCTGTTTAGCAATTTCAGTCTGTAAAGTTGTTGATAAACCTCTAGGCATTATAACGCCTCTATAAAGTCTACTTCAAATTTGTATAAATCTAATTCTCTTGTTGAAAATTCTTGCATATCATTTGTTAATCTAACAGTAAATGGCACACTATTATAGATAACGGTATCATCAGCTAATAAATTTTGTTTAATAGGTGGCTCTATTGTTACTGTTGCTAAATCACTGCCATCACCTGTTACATCTTCAACAATCATATAAACTTTTGTATGCGAAGTAAATTTTATAAGATCACCAGCTTTAAATGTAGCATTAACATTTTTCAAAGCAATAGTGGTATCTCCTGCTGTGTGTGCTGATGCT